GAAATGGAGCCGCCTGAGATTGAACCAAATGTCAACGGCATCCGAACATATGCCGACCCACCAGTGAAAGGAACTTCTGTTCCCGTATCCGCAGCCGTAGGATTTGTCGTATACAGAGCGAGATACCAGACTGTAGGCGCAGTTGCGTTGACCCCTTTCAGAAAGAGGTTGAGAATTGTAGTTTCTGAATAGTTTGAAAGTGCAGCCATTACGGAACCACCACAAAAAGACTTCCTCTCATCGAAGCGGGAAGTGTTACTTCTCCGTTGTTGCTCTCTGTGATGTTATAGTAGTTATGCGAATCCACAACCGTAGTAATGTCGGCTGTATAGGCATCCGTTGCTACGAAAGCATCCATCGTCGGTGCGCCCCACAAGACCAGAGGCTCTACGATCAAGGCCGAGTCGTCATGCCAGCGGTATCCAGAAATAAAATCCACTGCCGCTGACTGCATCGAAGCGATTGCAGGCAGGCCAGGATGCGGGTACACGTCGTAGGTCAGACCGTCATATTCAACAGCCGTTGCATTCAAGATCGTCCAACCTTGCGCCGGGTTTGCGCTTGTAAAACCACGAGCCGTCAATGCCGTGCGGAAACTTCCGGTCGAGTTGGAAGTATCGGTGTCCGAAATTCCATTGCCCTGGATCATTGCACAGGTCGTCAGACCCATTGCAACCAGATGCGGAGGAATGTACAAGGCGCTTCCCATGCAAAAATTTCTGGACGAGAACGAACCAGGAACAAAGAAGAAGAACTGATACTGGTTAGCGATCAATGTATAGGTTGTCGAAGTTGTGACGTACAAGAAGCAGCTATTGGTCTGTGCGATAGTCTGCGCCGTGTTCATCATGCGAAGACGAACGCAGTTTCCGCCGCCATCCCACACACGGACCTTGATTTGATTGTTCTGTGGCGTCAAGGCGGATCTATAGACGTGATCGGTCGAGCTTGTTGTCGTCGTAATAGTCCAACCAGCGCCGGTCAAAGCTGCGTCAATAGCAGAAATGAGTCCTGCCTTGTCGTTCACCACCGTTGTATTGCTGACGTTCGTCCCGCCTGCGTATTGAATTGCCATTAGCCAGTCACCTTGATTCCAAATTCAGCGAGATTGAGATCAATCAGTGCCCAAGGAGCGCTGGTATTCGGATTGGTCTCCCAAATATGGGAAGCATTTGTATAACTGGAGAAACATGGAACAGATGGTCCGACGTAATTTGTAGCCGCCGTTCTGATAATCGGTGCTACCTGTCTGTTACCAACGTCGTCCTTCTTGAACGCCATGTTTTCCTGAACTGCAAAAATTGTACCTGAAACAGTGAAGTTCTGAATCGAGTATAGGTCGATTGCGCCGACTGTGCCACTGAAGTTGAACTTACCGTTATCGCTGTAGGTTACCGGCACCGTGTTGACGTTCGAAGCGTTGACAAGACCCTGCGAACGCAAGAAGTCGTTCTGGAATCCGTCAGCATCAGGATACTTCGTCTGAACACGAACTTCCCCAAGATAATCATTTGCACCCGGCTGTCCTGTGTCAATTACATAGAAATCATCAGCGTACCAACGTCCACCAGTGACACCACCAGAAAACTGGTTGAACGATGTGAATTCAATCTTGGTTGCATAGCCGTGGCCGCTCTGTTGGAGAATTCCATTTGCACTTCCAATGCTGGCTCCATCAACAATCAACTCAACATCACCAGTACTAAAATTGATTTTGCATTCCAAATAGAACCACAAAGTCAACGGCGGAACGTAAGCAGTCGTTAAAACGATGTTCGGCCCCACGCCGTCTCCCCGTCCTGTTCGGACTTCGAGAAACTGCGTAGTCGGATTGATCCACAAAGAAGCCTGTGGAGTAGAACCGTCGTAAAAGGTAAAGAAGGGATGGCTTGGATATTCAGTGTTACCGAAAGCACCAGTATATGAATCCACTCTCATTGCGAATCCAGTAACCATTTCCACAACATTGGCACCCACTGATTTCAAGGTTCCAGGGTTGTGAATGCCGTTTCCATCAGTGCCAAGACACTGCCCGCCAAAACGACCAGCCGCCACAGTACCAGTCGATGACTGATCGAATACTCTGCCGCCAGGACCAAAGCTGTTGAAAAAGTCGAAACCTGTAAAGAAGAGAATCATTAGGCTTTAATTTTCACTCCTGCTGTAATTGCATTGACTGTGGAGTTTGTCCACGGAAGCAAACCATGTGGTTCAAGCGACCAAATATTTTGAGCAATCGTATAGTTACTCTGACAGGTGAATAGTCCACCTTCATAAAACGTTCCGGCGCTGTGAATGACCGGAGTGACAGTTCTGCTTCCTACGTCATCCTTTCTGTGTGTAACGTTCAACTGGACACCGTAAATCGTGCCCGTCATTGAAACCGTTCCCATATTGTAGTCGTCAATGTTGCCGACGACGCCTGAACGAACATAGGTTGTATCATCATCTGAAATCGTCTCATCGACAGCTTGATAGTTGTTAGCAGCACCGATAGCAGTGAAATTGTTTGTTTCTCCGTTAGCGGTTGGAAACTGCGTCTGAACACGGCACTCGCCCAAGAAATCGTTCTGTGGTGACGGTCCAGAGTCGTCAATGATGTAAACGTCGTCCAGCTTCATGAAGTAGTTGCCGGTCGAGGCGAACGGCTGAAAGCGAACCATGTTGATGTAGTTATTTCCAGTGTTCTGCGTATCGAGGCTGGCAATGTTCAAGAATACCTGTCCACCAACACGAATGATTACATAGCCTGTTGAGTTATTGATGAAGCTCTTGACCTCGACGTAATTCCAAGCTGTAAGCGTATTGTTCGAGAATGTGAACGTGAACGAAGGTGTTGCGCCCAAGACGGTTCCGTTTCTGGTGACCTGGAAAGCGCCGTCGTTTGTCAGACGCACGTCAAGCTGATTGAGCGGACTCGTATGGCTGGTAGTTGCATCTTGCAAAACGAGAATCGGATTCGTGGCATCACCGAAGAAAGCTGACAAAGCAAAGCCGACCACTGTTGTTGAGGCATTCGGAATTAAAGTAGATAGAAAAGCGCTTTCGTTGTTGAATTGCCAACCACGACCAGCAAACCGGCCTGGATTGAGACTGTGACCACCGGCAGAGAACGGCCAGACACGAGACGTTTGGGTCTCGTCATAGTAGTCGAATCCTGTATAGAATCTAAGAGCCATTTTATTGCACCAATGCGAAGTTTCTGTTCATGTTGAACTTGATCGAAATCAATTCTGCTACGTCATTCGCCGTATCGCTTGCATCTCGTGCGAATTGGAAGAACAGTTCATCGCCAGCTTGAATACCATTCATGAAGAGCGGTGTAATTCTTGTCTTTTGTGTCTTGAGGGTGGTTCCCTGAACGGTCGTAGTTGCAGACCGCCAGCTATTCCACGTGATGTCCGGGCCTGTACCCGCACGCAACGATCCGGTTCGACATTTCCACGTGACGTTTCCAGTAATTGCAGGAGATCTCCAATAGACATCCAAAGAAACAGTGTCGCCTTGCCAATCATCCGGCAGGTAAAAGTGATCCTGAACCCAATAGGTGTTTCCTTCCGTAAACTGAGCTACGGCATAAATGAGGCCAGATCCACCTGATGTAGTGTCGTAAATTTCTGCGTTTGGAGCATCCGTATTTGCGAATGAGAATCCAAGAACAGCATTGGTTCCCTGGACGATTGCGGCCTTGTAGATGATCGGATAATTGATGTTGCCCGGAGAGTTTGCAATGCTCGTTACACGTCCTGTCTGATCGACGGAAATAACAATGTCGTTATTGAATCCGCCATAGGTTCCTGCCGTGACGCCATTGTGCCGAATAAAGAGATTGGAGAATACACCGCCAATGTCAGGGCCACCAGCCTGATCGTTCTGCATGACTACGTTCCCGAAATTCACACCAAGACCAGCTTCAATCGACTTGATTTCTGCGGCGATCTGATTGTGGTGGTACGACAGAACGTAGCCTTTTACATCAGCATTCTGTCCGTGACTTGCGGGCGACGTGAGGCCGAATCCACGAGTGCATCCCAAAAAGTTGTTACCCGAAAGAGATCCTACCTTGATAATCTCCGTATCAATCTGGACGAGACAGGGCACCTGAAACTTGGTTCCATCTACAACAGTGATTTGTGTCTGCGACGAATCAATCGGCTGAGTAAGTTTGCTCAAAGCCCGATTAGTCGCAACCATCAAGTCATCATCTGTTGATACTCTTGTCGGGAATACGGGATTTTGGGGATTTGGCACTTTAATTTTCCTCTTCTGGACTATTTAGTGCCGGAAGTTCAGTTGGCATGTTGATTGTTTTCAATACGTCAGCCACTCCACCAGCAGCATTTAAATCCTTGGTCATCTTCAGAAGTTCAGCCGTATTTCCGACGAAAACAGCCGTCTGTGTGACATTGGTATCACCTGCTCTCGACGGAGAAACTGCCGAGACTCGCTCGATTTCCTTGCGAGTTTTATGCAGGTTCATGAGGGCCATCAAATTTTCACGTTGCTCTTTGGTGACCATCGAGGCTGCTTCGACACTTCTGGCGTCCTGCTTCTCTTTCGCCAGGAAGTTGGCATTATCTACGGCTTCGGAAGTTTTTTCGATTAGATTTCGCATTCCACTTCGAACGATGTCGTAATCGTCCTGCATGTCTACATCGGCATTGCCAGATGACTGCACTTCGGCGGGCTGGCGGATCAGATCTTTAGGTTCTTCTAAGGCGGCTACATCAAGGATTGCATCCAGTTTTTCGTTCACTGTTTGTTGTGGCATTATATCGGTCGAATTTGAACGGTCACTTCGACGGCTCCTGCTGTAAGACTGCTCAAATTAGCTCCTATTGCTGTAAAGTATGCTGCAACGTCGTGTGGCCCGTTGAAGTACAGACCAATCGGCGGCGAAAATGTACTGCTGTGGTTCGACAAGTCGTTGTTCGGAGGGCCAGATGTCTGGAAGGTCTGAGAGGTAGGATTCTGTGTCAACTCCAGAGGCATCCCATAATAGGTCAAATCGCTCAGAATCGTATTCGGAACGAAGGCTCCAATCGAGCACGTCAAACTACTCAGTGTCGATCCTGTAAATTTGTTCAGCAATCGTGTATTGGTTCCACAAACCACAAAGTTGGAAGGAATTCCCGTAACCAGCACAACAAACGTAGTCTGCGGAGCGCTTAGATCAGTGTACAGAATGGTCTTTTGATACTCAATCACTGCCCTGTCTGGAACTGTTGGTAGAGTAACTAGCATGATTTCTCCTTATAGGGACATGTACTGAACAGTGATCTCGACCTGTCCAGACGTGACGTTGTTGTTAAAATTCCACTCCGATTCTAACCTTGCCTGATTGTGTGCTGCAAAGTCATTTCCTGGATACGTTGCAACCCAATCTTGATAGTCCAAAATACAGAAGCGTGCAGTGATGTCACGAGCGTCCAATCGAGTCGGAACGCAATACGAACCCAATGTACTGCTTGGTGATCCTAACTGGTTCGAGGTTCTGCTGTACGGATAGGTCGTTGTACCTGGACCTGAAAATGTGAACCATCGGAACGATCCATATTGATAAGAGTCGCCGCTTCCTGATGGAATGGTTAGATTGCTCATTCCGTATGTGTTGTTCAGATTGTTGACCAACGTCTGTTCTGTCGATGTTGGGTTGATTGGAAAGGCACTTGAATCACCGACGAATACAAAAACGCTGTTTGGATTGCCGTCCAGACTGCCTGCGGAAAAGGAAGATAGGGTAACTATTTTTACTCCCACAATGATATGGTTCGCAGGAATTCCAAAGAGCATGATGTCTTTGTATGAGTTGTATTGCGTAAACTCGACCACGCTCGTTGCATCTGGAGATGTAGGTTGGAATCCCGGAGACACCAATGTTACGTTATTCGTATTCGGAACGTAGCTCTGGACTGTTGCCGTCTCTCCTAATCCAGTTCCAGACGTGATTGTCGCAGTCATGGCCGACATGTTGGTTGTGGATGTAGGAGAAATATGGAATGCTGTATGTGAAGACGCACTGGTGACATTGGCCGTGAATGAGAAGTCGGCCTGAGCGCTAAACAACTGCGTATAGTCAATGACAGCTTTGTGTGTCCAAATATTTCCTTTCAGTGTTGGTAGCAGCATGAAAATCCTATAGTGGTCTGTACAGAATAGTGAATTCGATCTCACCCGCTGTAAGGCTCGCCAATTGCGCCCCGGCTGACGTGAAGGTTGCTTTTATGTCTTGTGGGTCGGTCGTGTACATTGCGAACGGAGACCAATACATCATGGGTGTTCCAGTAGATACACGGCTAATTACGACATTGTGTCCACTTGGATCTACAGACCATCCAGACATTACTAATTCTGTGACAGAACTTCCTGGTAGTAATGGCTGACTGGAGCCTATTACTGTTCCAGATACACCAGCATTTGGGCCGTCGATAACAGTCACAGTAGCTCCGACAAAATAATTAGTTGGGTAGCTGCTGGTAAAGAACACGCCAAAATTGGAACTCCCCCCACCAAGATTTTGTGCTACATATGGCCCAAGAGAAATGGTTGGCAATGCAGATTGCGTGCATGAAAATGAAGACGGAGATCCATTCCCCAAGTAAAAGTTCGTCGTTGTAATTGCACCATTCGTTTGTGAAGTTCCACCAATAATTACGTTACAAGAACTCAATCCGAATCCCGTGAACGTAGCCACAAGTCGTGCGATCACTCCTGTGATTACATGGCGGGCGGGAAGACCAAACAGAAAGATGGTTTGCGTCGTATCCGCAGCAGTAAAGCTCTTGGGCGCTGGTGGAGATTGGCGCAAGACAATCGTATGCCGCAGAAGGCCATCCGGAATCGTCTGTTGCCTTACAATCGAGTCCATCGATTAGCTGATCTCCAAAATTGAGACTGACAGTTCAATCGCCTGGAACGTGCCGCACTGCGCTCTTAGCTTGTCGCCGTTTTCGAGCACGAGCTTGCCGGTCAAGCATCCAACAGACTGCTGTGCCGGAATCGGCGTCTGAGAAGTCAGGTGCGTCACTGCGTTACCATTGCTGGCATCGGTCCAGACGAGCGTAAAGACATCCGCACGATTGGTCACGTTGGACGCTTGCGCCAACAGAACAACAGCGGAGGTCGCATTGCACGTATAAACGTCGGTCAACGAAACCGTGCAGATTTGATTTGCGTTTTTGAAAGTGTTTGCCATTACCTTTTACCTACCCTAGAGCCACGATCAGAGCTACCATGTCGCCAACCATTTCATTACGAAACGCCGTCGAAATTGAAACGTCGGTTCGTGAAGCTCCAGAATTATCTACCACCGTGAAGTCCGTATTGAAGTTCATTGTATTGCGTGGTGTTACCGGAGTGGTGTCCGAAAGAACGATCTGAATACCACCAGTGACCGACAATGCATCCAGCTTGTTCTTGTCGTCAATGGACATGAATCCAGCGGTCATAGTCGTCGCATTTGCGTGTGAGTGAACTTCATGCGCCAATGGCACTCCACCGGGCGTCGTGCCATCGTGAACAACCACCGTAACCTTGGTCAAATCAATAAAGACTTCACCCGGCGTTCCCACAAGGGCAGACATACCGGACGTTGTTCCACGTCGTTTTCTAATTACAAGGTTGCTCATCTAAGTGTTTCCTCTTCAACGTATTTATGTGACCTTTTCGACAAACTGACCTTTATCTAGGTCGATTGCCCATTGATCTTTGCTCAAACTTTCCGATTCGAGCAACTTCTCGCCAATTTCCTGAAACTTTGCTTCCAAATCCTTTACGTTCTTGAGCATGTCCTGAACGTTCCGGCGCATGATATGCAGTTTCAAGCTGGCATTTTCCAGTTCCAAAAATTTTTCCTTTGGGATGGGTTTGGTATTCATGTCTATACTTAGTTGTCGTTAAAAGCGTACAAATTGCCGTCTGATGCAGCGACAAATTTCTGGACCAGTACGGAATTGTCGTTCGGTAGCGGCTTTCCACCGATGACATTTCCGGGCCACGTTACGGTTCGTGGTCCACTTATATCCTGGTGAATAATAACTGTAATTTCCTGACCAGCCAAAAAATTCACAAACGTAGGACTCATGTCGCCATTTGTTGTGTATTCGAGAACATTGGAAATAGCACAATCAAATACAGGTGCGGAATCGGCTGCAATGGTAGTAATGCCAGATGTGAACGACCTCATCTGAACTCGTCCAGTAGGATCGATTCGGAAAACCGGAGCATAAGCAGCGTGTTCAGGTGAAAGAATTTGTGCAACAAAGATGTCTTTATTGTTAGTCGTATCAAGGCAAGTAACCATCAATCCTTGAAGGTCGTTGTTCTGGTTGAAAATTTCTACAGCAGAAACCGGAGGCTGAGACTGCCACGCCCCAGGAGTAGTGTTAAATGTCGTGGAAGTCGAAAGGAACTCAAGACGTTCAAATGGCGGCGTCCATCCATCAGTTCCACCACAGAACGTAAGATTCAAGGGATGCTCACTGACGTTTCTAAACTGAGCGAATGCTGTTGGGACGGCATCTGACCAAGAAGTTATGGTAGAGAGCCGGAATTCGACATCACGTCCTCCAGAGTTTGCACCAAGTTTCAATGATCCGTTGCTGTTATAGATTTGGCGACTACCATCAACATTGTAGAACTGAATGCCTGTACTGTGATCGACAAATGTTGGCTGTCTGTCCGTGTTTACTTGATTGATGTCGGTGATCTGTAACGTATCGTTTCCGCTAATCGAACCAATGAAGCCTCTCGTGTTGTCGAGAGGAAACGTGCGATAGATTCTCCATGTGAGAGGTCTTCCTAGACCATCGAATCCTGGTCCAGAAACAGCAATGTAGTTTTGTGGATCGAGCGTATCCGGTCCAATGATGCTCATTTCACCAGAAGCCGTTCCTTCCAGCATATTGTTATCGTCAGCAAGCGAGGCCACAAAGTTGTATTGCGACGATCCTGCGGTTCCGACAACACTCAAATTGCTTGTATTGAAAGCTGATGCGCCAAGAGCGGTTGTGAAAACTTTGATGTTGTCGTTCAGGTTCACAGCACCGACGCCCGTCTTGATAGACCAATTGCTGGTTTGTCCGAGATCCACATTTTCAACTTTCAGTCCAATGGCGTCCAAGACTGTTGCGCCGCCATCCGTCTCAGGAGATCCAGCAACAATTGATACAAGTTGACTTGCCTGATTGGAAACGCCGACACTGGCGATACCTTTCACACCAATACTAGTTCCGCCTGTATTGTTAGCGTACCCCTCACCAAGAACGGCAATGGCATTTTGACCGTGCTGTGTGACATACAGTTGAGGATTCGAGCTATCGAATTCATTCGTTCCGATAAGAACACTTCCTTCAAAGGCGGATACTGTGCCTGCGCCTTCACAATAAAGACTCCACGGGTCACCGGCAAAAGTATCCTGATTTTTGATGTAGATTCCGTACTGTTTGGAAACAGATGATTCTCCAGACTCAGGCGTATCGACATAGATTGCGGCTGATTCATTTACATTGCCGCCCCAAATACGAGATTTTGCGTAGACACCTACGAGTCTTCCAGCAACATTAGCTTGCGATGTTGGAAGGACATTTAGTGCGGTGACATTGGTAACGTCTCCATTCTCTGATCCTACAGCAAAACCAACCACATCGATCATCGACGTATTAGTATCGACAGACATGTTCTGATAGACCGTCATCTTGGCGTTGCTGCAAATCGGTTGATCGCCCACCCACAGTCTGTCAGTGACCCATACAGCACCCGCTCCGGTTCTGATTGCACAATTCAGTTCGGTTGCAACATTGACATCCTCGATAAACAGACCATAGGCATTCTGCGTTGTGCCGCCGTGATCTAGTGTTGGGGCACCCGCATAAAGCGAAAACATATTGCTTAGGACGCTGCCGTTGGTGACCGAACCTTTAACTCCAATCACATTGAAAACTTGTGCTCTGCTATAAACATCACCGATAATCGCTACACTGGCTACAGGGTCGGTTCCATCTGTGTCAGTGTGTACATGGAGCTTTGCTTGTGGAGAAGTGAATGGATTATTCAGATCGTTCCCGATTGCAACGTCACCAGTAGAAGTAATTCGCATTCTCTCTCGAAGCGATCCACCAGGAGATTGGCTCGTCTGCGGAGACGTAAAGAACACCAGACGACCACCCCAATTGTCGTCATCCTGGCCGCTCACCATCGCCATCTGAAGCACATCAGCATTGTCAGTCCACAGAATGCCAGCACCGCAACCACCAGAGCCAGATACCGAATCGATTCTAAGTGCTACTCCCTGTGTGCCTGCGCCTGTGTCGTGTGTAATGTGCAGGGGCGCTTGTGGATTGCTGTTGTTGATGCCAACACCATTGACGTTCGTAACAAAAACCCCGGCTTCGTTGGCCGACCAGACTCCGGTTGGAAAACTGAAATTGCCTGTTCCATCTAAGAACACACTTGGATCATTTGGAAATCCAGTAAGCGTATGGTTTGCGTTCCAATCGGATGGTTTGACTAGCGTATTATCAGGCCCATCTGCCTTTGCTGATACGAATGAGTGTGTAATTGTTAGTGCCATAATTCTCCTATTGGAACGATCCTTGTTGGAATCCCGGATCGAAACTGTGATTTCCGCCGCTATTGCTGATATTGCTGATACCCGGCTGATTTTGTGTTGTTGTTACCTCGATTGCGCTCGTGCCCGTCGTCTGTGCCGTCGCCGTGACACGAATGCGTGTAGTACCCGTCGTCTGGCTGGATCTCGTTACACGGACACGAGTCTTACCTTTCTGAAGCTGCATGACCAATTCGGTTTCGGTCTGAACTGGTTCTTCCTGGAATCCTGGATGGAAAGCCATCGGATTCGTGATTCTGGTTACGCCGCTCTGCGTCTCGGCATTCGGAATCGTAGGAACGCCATCAATGATGTTGGCGACACCACGCTGGTTTTGCGTCGGCACTCTACGAATGCGTGCCCGACCATGAAGCTGTTGGATAGACGGACCAAGCGTCTGTGTGATAATCGGGACGATGAAGTCCGGTGTCGAATCCGGTGTCGGCGTAACGATATCTTGTGCCGTTACATCTGCTGTCATGGACTGCGACAAGTGCCAGACAATGTTTGTCTTGAGATTCAACTTCGACAGACCGACAGGCGGATACAGATACATCTTGGCCGTAAAAGCCAAGGTCCAGGTTACGGTGCGACGTTGTTGAAGTTGTCCGTCCCAATCGTCATTGTGCTCGACGCTGTTCAAGATGATCGGAATGTCTTTTGAGAGTTCCAGATCTGGAATGTCTTTAATGGTGACAGTATAGTCTGGTGAAAAGAATGGGAGAATCTGCTCGACAATCATCAAGCCATCTTCCATCGTCTTGGTCATGATGTTCAGCGTAAAGCCGATGTTCCAAGGCGTAGGATTGAACTGCGTCTTGATTGCCTTCTTGTCGGTTGCAACCGCACGAACGGTATTGCCGGTGGATGTGAGCTTACGATCAGAATCATAAGTGAACCCTGAAATTTCATAGCTCATGCGTGGCAGAACCATCTCGACGCTATCGTCCACACCCGGCTGTGGATTCTGCGTGTTTAAGTGCATCCACTTTTCTTTCGGCCCGAATTCACACGGAACCTCAATCTTCTTGACTGGATTCCCGTCTTTGTCCATACGAACGACATGGATGTCAGAGAAGATCGCACCGAAGGCGACAACAACCTTACGAATTGTTCCCCAATAGAATGGATTGTGTTGAAGCATTAGATGGGATCTCCGAAGACGTTCTTCTCCGAAGTATCGAGGATTTCCTTTGCCTCTTTCTTCAGGTCGTTGTTGTTTGCGAGAGGATCGTTTTCGGTGCTATCCACATTTTCAAAGAACTGCTGCACACGATCAATCTCCGGTTTGCCCGTGCGGATCGTCTCATGCGAGTAGTCGTACTTCTGAACATCTATGCGCCAAATGTAGCGGTAGCCCAACTGGTGAAACACACTCTCGTGTTCTGGAAAATTGATTTGGAACAAGTCATTCGTTACTGGAAGGTAAATCAAGTCTCCAGACTTAGGATGAGCTTCCCTTTCGGTCAGCTTTGTAATGGGCAGTGCGTTGTAGCCATCGTAGCGGACTGCCTCATTGAACCGGCGTCTTGACACTACGAAGTTTGCCTGCTCTCGCATCTCAAGGCCGAACTTGGAAATGATATATCGGTCTCCCTGCCACCCTTCTCCCGGATTGTCAAAATACATCTCAATCGGGAAGACTTTCTCAAATTTCGACAACGGATCTTCACCAAAAATCGGGTCAGCTTTTACCAGCGTGCGTGGGACGTAAAAGACCTCCATACCATTGATTCTGATGCTCTCAATGATGAGATCTTCGATCAGGCGTTGTTCACCCTTTGCGCCGATTTGGTTGAAGTATTGGGAGACAGTTCTAGCCACACAGGTATTTAGCTTGTTGACTCTAGAAGTCTTTCACGCTATATTAGATACATGAAAACAGATGAAAAACTGAGCAAGGAATTGTCGTTCATCTTGCGCCACCGGCCAGATTCGGTCGGAATCTCCCTGGACAGCACCGGATGGTGCGTCATAGGCGATCTGATTGAGCAAATGAACGCCCACGGAACCACCATCGACCGAGCAACGCTGGATCGTATTGTGGAGAACGACAGCAAAGGCCGATACACCATTGACGGCACAAAAATTCGAGCGAACCAAGGCCATAGCATCAAAGTGGATTTGGGCTACAAGACCAAAAAACCACCAGCCGTCCTCTATCACGGCACGGTCGCTCAATCGCTGAACGCCATTATGAAAGACGGCCTGAAAAAAATGAAGCGTCACCACGTTCATTTGTCGCCTGACATAGAAACCGCCACTATGGTCGGATCACGCCGTGGAAAACCAGTTATTTTGCTTGTGGATAGCGGCAAAATGGACCAGGACGGGTACGAATTCTTCCTGAGCGACAACGGCGTCTGGTTGACCGAGGCGGTTCCGGCGAAGTATCTCAAAATTTCTTGAAAATTCTCTTGACAGAAAAGATGCATCTGTTGTAATCTGTATTTGTGAGCGGCAAACAAGCCGTAAACAGAAAGAAGAAAACTGATGCCAACGCAAACTAAAGCATCTTCCTCCAAGTCCACGACCCCGGCTTCGTCCGTTCGGTCCTACAAAAACGTCACCCTCTCCCTGTCCGGTACTTTCATTTCATTCCCGGCTTCTCTGCTTGCGGCTGCTCGTGAAGAGTCCAACGGTTTCCGTCTCTCTGTCAACGAGGGCGGCGTAGCCAAGCCCGTATCGCAATTTTACACCGCAGGCGATGGCAAGTATCTCACCATCGGCCAGCTTGACCGTGCGGTGGAAGTTGGTGACAAGCTCGTTCCCCTGACCGACGCTGAACTGGCGTCCACCAAGGTCGAGGGCAGCAAGGCCATCGAGATCACGTCATTCGTGCCGCTGTCGCAAGTTGATCCCGTGTTCTTCGTCAAGTCCTACGTCCTGAATCCCAACACCGATCCCAAGAAGGGCGATCCCAAAGCGGGCCTGCTGTACAAGCTGCTCCTGACGCTGATGGTCAGCAAGGGCAAGGTCGGTCTTGCGAAGATGTTCGACCGTGACCGTGAGTACAACGTCATCATCCGTCCGACGTTCGACGGTTCGATGCTGATGCTCCACACGATCTACACTTCCGCCGAAGTTCGCACGATCAACGTCAATACCGCCTATGACGTGAACCCGGAACATTTGGCAATGTTCTCCACGCTGGTGGACAACATGTCGGCTGCGTTCGATCCCAAGGGCATCGTCAGCACCACGGACAACAAAGTGGCTGCGCTGATCGCAAAGAAGACCGCCGAGGCGCAGGGTATGCCGGTGGCGGAAACTGCCGAAGCGCCGGTCACTCCGGGCGACGACATCTTCGCCGCTCTGAAGGCTTCGTTGGGCACCAAGACGAACGAAGTCGTTTTCGGCCAGTAAGCTCCACTCCGGGTGGCTCCCGGATAGTGCAGGGACACGCTGCATGATAACCTCGCCAGCTACGAGGCAACAAGGCAATTCGGGTAAAACGGTATGGTTCGGGGGAGCGGAATGTCTGCGCTTTAAAAGCAGCGTAGGATCGCCGTGATGAACCCGGACCATACCGCCGAAGATTTTTCATACGCACTAATACCGGGGGAGGGCTGAGTATCGCTCTCCCTTTTTTTGGAGATTCTTTGAAATGGGACTCAGACAAAATCTGGACGCAGCATTCGAGGCACTGACCGAAGCCGGATTCCTGGCTCGTCAGAATTTCATGTGCTGCTCGAACTGCGCCGGAACCGCACTCGCCAATGAAGCAGAGAAGCTGGTTGACGCAGGGACGCCGCCCAAGGGATGCGTCTTCTACCACGAACAGGATGCCGAAGTCTTTGGATACGACGAAGAGGACGAAGACGGCTATGTCTCACGGAACCGTCGCTGTGGCAATCTCATGATCCGGTACGGCAACCTGGACACCACCAAGCACGGCGAAATCGGCCTGCCCACGGTCGAAGTCGGCCAAATCGTTTGCAAGACGTTCGACAAGTTCGGCGTGCCCTACGAGTGGGACAACGACCCTTCGTCCTGCATCGAAGTGAGAGTGGACTAACATGGCGAACACGTTCGACACTACCCAACTCCGTCGTGACATCGCTACCACCGAAGCCAACCTCCAGAGCCTCAAAGAACGTTTGGCCGGAATCGTCCGACAGTGCAAGATGAAGGGACATTCGTGGTCGCCGGTCAAGTACGAACCCATCGAGCACAAAGCCTACCACTTCGCTGGTGACCCTCCTGGCACGATGGGCATAGACCGGCAGCTTCCGTTCGACGTTCCAGCGTCCACGACAAAGCAGTGGTCTCGCACCTGTCTGAATTGCGGCGAGAAAGAAACAACACAGCGCACGAAGAAGCAATATGCGGCTGGCAGCATTCCCGGCACTGGTGGTGAAGTGGACGTGCCCGATTTTGGCGACTACCACTGGAGCGACAAACCGTCGTCCCGGCGAGACTGGTGACCTATGTTCGACAACTACATAAACGACAAAGCTGCCGCACGAGAACTACGGAGACACGACCCTCTCTGTAAGATGGCAGATGGCTGTGCTGGTGCAATAGTCGGCCCTATCGCTTTTATCATCGTGGTAGTCTTGCTCATCGGAGCCGGAATCGGCTGGCTCATCGCACACCACGCTCACTAATTGACAACAACATCAAAAATTGGTACAAAGAAATTATGGGCGTAGATGCACGCATTCTCATCAAGATCACCGAGCCTTCTTCGTGGCTTTCACGGGCGCAGTTGCGGCAGTTGTCCGCAAAACTCACGAGTGTGATTGGCTCCGAGCACTTCTTTCTTCGACCGGAAGACGACCGGCACGCACTGTCGTTCACGATTGACGATAACGCTCGATACCCGGACGAATACGAGGAAATCTATGGCAGACCGTTCGACCCGAATGGCCCTGCTGTCTTCTCGCAAGACGGTGATGAGATCGTTGCAAAACCGAACGAGCAGTTCATCGAAGTCCATGTCTGGTCTCGCTACTACGGTGAAGACTATGCTCGTGGCGACTGGAAGACCCTTTCCTGGGTCATGCTCTGGTGCGTCTACAACATCCCGAATTGCGAAGTCTGGTACGGTGGCGATTCGAGCGGTATCTGCGCCGAGCAAATGACACCAGGACGTATGCAGGAAATGACGAAGTACTTCCTGACATCCGGCAACGACGAGTATTGGATGAACGCAAAGCACGCCGACTTCAAATGCGAATTCTGCGGCTGTGGCGTCGTGAACTCCGGTGGTGGTCAGACGTGCGGCTTCTACCATTGCGACTCGTGCGGTTCGCAGTGGGTGACGACAGGCAACCACACCATGACCCGTCGTTTCGGCCCGGTCAACATCGAAGGTATGTTGGTGACCAAGTACGATCCTTACGGCACTGACCGTGATCTGAAACAGGCAATGGCCTGCTTCGAAATCTCGAATCAGATCCAGTCCGGTAAACGTCAAATGTTCCCGTTCGACGGTACATTCCGCCAGAAGTATCCACACGTCACAGAGACGCAACCTGCCATCGGAGCACCGGCCAAACAAATCGCAGCAGCCGCAACCGGCACGCCGTGTCCGATCTGCGAAGAAGCAGACTGCGACTCGACATCCCACGACGGTCCTCTCGACCTCCACTAAAAATTTTCCGTCAGCGGTGCTAAATACCGCTTGATGGAAGATCGTATCCGTGAGAAGATTGCGAATCTCGTTCGATTAGCAGACCGACCCGGCACTCCCGCAGAGGGAGAGGCCGCACGCCGTGCTGCTATTCGTCTGTCTCTGAAACACGGGATTCCGTGCAAGTTCACGGTCGGGGCGAAGAAACCTGCCAGCGCTAGACCCACAGCTAGTGCGCCACAGCCTGAACCCGCACACGAGACGCAATCTTCGGATACAATCTTCTATCGCTGGATTCGTGCGCTTGCAAATATCGGTTGGCTGATTACCGACACAACCGATACAAAAGTCGGCCAGCAGGTTCGTTTCCGCAAGCCTGGATACAACTCCGAACTCAGGATCACTCAAAGACGCAACAGCGATGGTAACGACTTCGAAGTCGAACATATCATCCGCCCGGACCCCGATCAATTCGGCAGAGATTCGTCCTACTGCGCCTTTATGACCACTTCTCTCAACGAGTTACTGAGCCACATCAACTACTCTTCTCAGCAGCCTTTCACACGCCGTGAATGGGAAACTTCACGTAAGTAGTTTCGATCATCCAATTACGGCACTTGACATTCTCCTAACAGTATGTTATAATATTGTTAGGAGCAAACTGTGAAGCTACTGAACACAACTTGTTATTCAACACGTGATTTGCGGAAGCTCGTTCTCCGAATCGCCAAGGATGAGCTTAAACCGGAGAAGATCAAACGAGCCACGATTCGGTTCATTCCGTGGCGAAGCAATTGGACAGGCGGCTGCGCTCATATTGGCAGCGACTCTTGTACGATCAAGATGCCAAACCCGAACAAACACAAACTCGACATGCCAGCCGTGGCAAAGACAATCGCACACGAGATGGCACACATGCGTGGTCTAAAACATGGCCCTGACATGCACTGCGGACGATACTCCTGGACCCACGGCGACTACCGAGCCTTCTACGCTTGGGCAAACGACATCACCATTGGCATCAAGACGGCCAAGCCGAAGCCGCCAGCGCCACCGAAGGTCGATACCAAGCTGGTCCACGCCATGAAGATGCTGGAGAAGAACGAAGCCAAGTTGAAGCGCACACAAGCCCTCGTAAAGAAGTGGACTGCCAAGGTGAAGTACTATCAGAAGCGTGCGGAATTGGCAACCTACGAAGGCAAGCGTGCCGTGCTCATGATGGCGGCGTGTAAGGATGCAAAAATTTCTGAGACCGTCTCTTGACAATAGATGTACCTATCTGTTAGTCTAGATGCATGGTCAGCTTCAAGAAAGTCACGACTGGCGAATTCGATGTCCTCTTGAACGGTGTAAAGACCGGGCACACCATCGTCAACGGGTCCAAAGGTGTGTCCGGTTTCGGCCAGAACGTCTACGGTATCGTCAAGCCCGGTGGGACGACGAAGTGGATCGGAACGCTTCAGGCGTGCAAGAAGATCATGACGCACTCGCTCACGAAGGCAACCGCATGAAAATCAATGATCGAGTCTACCTCGTCGCTTGGCCGGATTACCCCGGAACGGTTGCAGCCATCGAAGGCCGCAGTGTAACCGTGAACTACGACAACGGAGAGATCGGTACGCATGACATGTACGATCTGGAGTACGTTCAATGACAATCACGACAATTCTTGACTGGCGTTGGCGTATGGCAAACGCCTATTGCGAAGCCCTGGAATTACTGACCGCTTCGATCCTGGTTTTCATCCTGATCCTTCTGTGGCTCCGCTGGCCGATCACGTGGGCCGTAATCATCTACCTGTTGGTGCGCCATGTTTAAGTTGACGTGGGGCATGGTTGCCGCCGTCATCTATTCCACGACCGGCATCATGATTCCGATTTCGATCCTGCTTTGGTGGCTGGCACGCAAAGAACGGCAGATGGACGAATTCATCAAGAAGTACTGGCATCTGTAGTATCATGAAATTATGAATACGAACGAAAACATCGGCCTCTTCGATTTGGACGGATCGCTGGCCGGATATGACGACGAACTAGCTCGTTGTCTCAATCTGGTCCGACATCCTGACGAGCCAGTAGTCACCGCACAGAACCTTCGTGAACTGGAAAATGCGCCGTACATTGGCGCACGCATGAAGCTCATTAAATCGCAGCCGGGTTGGTGGGCGGGTCTGCCGTTGATCCCCAAGGGACTCGCTGTTTATCGTCTCGCATACGAAATCGGTTTCACGAACAAGATTCTCACCAAAGGTCCGAAGTCACATTCGCTGGCCTGGAAAGAGAAGCTGGATTGGGTATTCAACAATCTGAGTGACGAAACTGAAGTCACCATCACGTTCGACAAAAGCGATGTCTACGGAAAGTTTCTGTACGACGACTACCTTGACTTCGGCCTGAAGTGGTTAAAGAACCGTCCACGTGGACTCGTCATCATGCCCGTCGAACGTATCTCCGACGAGATCATTCATCCTCGTATTTTGCAGTACGACGGCAGCAATTTGACGCAAGTGGAAGATGCGCTCCACGTCTGCTACTCCAGACAGCCGGAAGAACCGATGGTCATTCCACGATGAACAGACGAGTCAATATCAAAGCCATTCTCGCAAACCCTGTGCAGCGCCGGAAACTGCTGGTCCGGTGCATCATCGCTACACAGGCACGGGAAGGAATTACGACCACGCAGGAACAAGCAGAACGAGCCTACGACAAAGTGAGATCACAATGTACGAATTAGGAAAACGTGAAGAGTGCTTCGGCATGGAACTTCTGCAACCGCTGAATGTGAACGCCTACGGTGGCTGCAAACCAGAATTCAGACCGCAAGTGCCGGAAGGTCACGCAATCGTGTGCGGCTTCGATCAAGGCTTAGGCGAACGCATGATCGTCTGCGAGACTTTTGAAGACATGACGGAACTGCACAGCAAGTACTCGATGGGCTACGCCCTCCGTATCAAGTGGTACAGCGGCCCGGACCCCGGCTTCATCACCGTGCTATGAAGCTCTACCAATCGAGCAAAGAACCGAAGGCGACCGATACGCATTGCCCGAAGCAGTTCAATTGCAACGGCACTCTGCACGCCATTACGAGTCGCCTGGAAGAGTTTTTGGGCATCCTACGCTTGCAGTGCTCCGACTGCCGCCGACAGTGGTCAATAAAAATTTTCCAGAACTATTGACAGATACATCTATTTCCTGGTAGACTCTTATTCATGAGCCAATCACGAAAGACCGTATCGGTTGCACGGGTTCTGGTCAGAGCGAACTACTTCCTGGAGCACTCCAAACCGGAGCAAGTTGCAGAACGGAAGACCACCCACGTTATGACGGAGCACATCTTGATGGACTCCAATAACTACCGTGGATTCGGTTACCACGGCATGACGCCGAAAAACGACGGCAGCGGCCAGTACAATATCCCGGACGAGAGCCGCACGTTCTTCTACGTTCACGAGAACCTTCGTGAAGAGTATCAGGCTTTGGTGAAGGAGATGAACGACAATGGCTTCCTCGCCCGCTAAGAAACAGATCGGCGCTTTCGGGATCTTCGCCGCATGGCTTCCGGTCGATTGGGACCGCTTCGAGCGCAACTGGCTTGCACTCGAAGACCTCTGCCGGGAGTACTGTGGTGGAATGTGGATCGGCGTCTAC